ACCAACCCATATTTGTTTGACAAGTTCATGAATAACTTGTATAATATAAATCCAATTGACATTACTATTGTCGAAGATTTTACCGAATTAACGGAAGGAGTAGATGATGAAATGGTTGACCAAGCTCAAGACACGATTACTATACTCAACAAGTACGTGGATACTATACAAGATGATAGTATTGACAACACCGTTTTAAAAAGTATATTACAAGAAATTTATGTAGAAGCATTGAATACTGATACAGCATGATATTATTTGAAAAAATTCGTTGGAAGAACCTGTTAAGTACAGGTAATGCCTTCACAGAAATTAACTTTACCAAGTCTACTAATACTCTTATTATTGGACATAATGGTGCCGGCAAGTCAACTATATTAGATGCCTTGTGTTTTGGTCTATTTGGTAAACCGTTTCGAAAAATAAACAAGCCGCAATTATTGAACAGCATCAATAACCAAAACTGTGTAATTGAGATTGAGTTTAAGATTGGTAAGAAAGAATATAAGGTCATTAGAGGTATCAAGCCTAATACATTTGAAATTTTTTGTAATGGCGTATTGGTGAACCAGGATGCGAAAGCTAAAGACTATCAAGAACATCTAGAGAAGTTTATTCTCAAATTAAACTATAAGTCTTTTACGCAAGTAGTCATCCTTGGTTCTGCCTCTTTTGTTCCTTTTATGCAGTTATCTCCTGGTGACCGCAGAAACATCATTGAAGACTTATTAGATATTCAAATCTTTTCCTCAATGAACTCTGTGGTTAAAGATAAACTATCAGAGATTAAGGATGAGGCATCTAAAGTCAAGTATGCCATCTCTTTGACCGAAGAAAAGATTGAATTGCAAAACCAAAACATAGAAGAAAACAAAAAACATAACGAAGCCGAAATACAAAAGAAACGTGATGAGTTGGTAGAGAATCAAGAACATTTAGATAAACTTAATAAAAATATTATATTAATTCAGAAACATATATCTGTGTTACAATCCAAGATTGCAGACAATGAATCGGTAGAAAAGAAAAACAAGAAATTGTTTCAACTAGAAGCCAAGGTAGAGTCTAATATTAAAAAAGTTAAAAAGGATATTGAATTCTATGAGCAAAACGATAACTGTCCAACCTGTAGACAATCAATTGACGAAGGATTCAAAGAGTCCCAAGTTAGTGAACGTAAAGATAAAATCAATACTCAACAAAAGGGTCTTGAGGAAATTACGCAGGAAATTAACAAACTCAACACCAGATTAACAGAAATTGGTGAAGTAGTTAAACATATTAATGCACACGGTAATGAGATAGTTAAACATACATCTACCATATCAGCCATAACAAAATATATGGCAAAATTGAATAATGAGATCGGTGAGTTAACAACAAGAAAAGATAATATGGCAGAAGTAAATGCCAAGTTATTAGCCTTGAAATCTGAGTTATTTAATCATAACACAACCGGTGAAAAACTTTCTATTGACAAACATTATTATGATTATGCAGCCACATTGTTGAAAGATACTGGTATTAAAACTAGAATCATCAAACAATACTTACCGATCATGAATAAGTTAATCAATAAGTATTTAACGGCAATGGACTTCTTTGTAAATTTTAACATAGACGAGAACTTTAATGAGACAATTAAGAGTAGGCATCGTGACGAGTTTTCTTATGCTAATTTTTCCGAAGGAGAAAAGATGCGTATTGACTTGGCCTTATTGTTTACCTGGAGACAGATTGCCAAACTGAAGAACTCAACTAATACCAATTTGTTGATACTTGATGAAGTATTTGATTCAAGTCTTGACTTAACTGGTACAGAAGAATTTATGAAATTGATACACGAGATAGGTGCAGATACAAATGTATTTGTTATATCTCATAAAGGCGACCAACTCTTTGACAAGTTTAGGTCGGTAATTAAGTTTGAGAAGTATAATAATTTTAGTAGGATAGCAAAATGAATGATGTGATTGATAAAGATAGTACTATTGTTATTGACACTGGTACAGGTACACAAAAAGTAGAGAGTATTGAAACTTTTGATTTGATTCACGAAAAAGATCCGATTCTGAGCCAGATGTTGCCAGAATTTAACTTTGATGAATCACCAATCAATACTGCTGACTTTGCATCATCGATGGTTGAAACCTGTCGTAAGTATAATGGTTATGGTCTATCAGCCAATCAATGTGGTTTTCCATACCGTATGTTTGTAATGGGTGCTGGAGATGAGTATGTGGCTTTCTTTAATCCTGTGTTGATGAAAACGGAAGGTGAGGTACACATGTTAGAAGCCTGTTTATCCTATCCTGGTTTGTCCTTGCGAATCACTAGACCTGAAAAGATTTGGGTAAAATACCAAGATTATACCGGTGAGTGGAAAGAAGGTCACTATGTTGGTATGAGTGCAAGATGTTGGTTACATGAGCTTGACCACATGAATGGAATAGTGTATACTACACAAGCAAAACCGTTAGCACTACAAAGCGGTCTTAAGAAACGTACCAAAATTTATAATATGATGGATCGTTATTTCAAAGCACAACAAAAATTGGCCCAAGCGAAATAATAATGGCAACACCAAAAGATTATGTAGATAAACAATGGGATGAATGGTCTGAAAAGAATCCCGTTGGATCATTTGAACACATTGATACTGAGATTCTTAAAGAAACTCTTATTAGAGATTTAACATATGCATCTCAAATGGATGTGCGTGAGTATACTTTGTATCAGAAATGGTCTGAGATACACGAACGTTATCCTATGCAAGAAGTTAATACATTATTTGGCACCGAGATGCAGATGATTGATCCTAGTCAAATGAACTTAATCAATAAGGTGAAGTCTAAATTTTGGATGCCTAAACATCCTGATGAATATCAATGTCTGAAGCCTGTGCTTAAATTATCTAATGGTGATTTAGCAGAAACTTGGAATGCGATCAGGACTTTTTCTTCTACAATGAAAAATAATTCTAATATTGGTCGTAATCTTTTTTATACTGTTGTTGATGAAAAAACCGATAAATACCTCGGTGTTATTTGTATTAGTTCCGACTTCTTAGATTTAACACCAAGAGATAATGCAATTGGTTGGTCTAGAGATATTAAAACTCAACAACACATGATTAATCATACAGCAATCGGTTCTACAATTGTTCCGTTGCAGCCGTTGGGTTATAATTATATGGGCGGAAAACTCCTTGCACTATTATGTTTGTCAGACACAGTAGAGAAAGATTGGAAGGCACGATATGGAGATACACTTGTTGGCGTCACTACAACCTCTTTATATGGTAATACCAAATCTAATGGTTTGTCTCAGTATGATGGTTTGTATCATTGGAACAAGATGGGATTCTCTAGTGGATCTGTCGCCTTTGAACCTAAGCGTGCTACCTCTAGAATGATATTTGATTGGATTAAAGAGAATCATCCTAGAAAATATTTTGAATGGTGGGAAGCCAAGAATCAACAAGGTCTTCCACTTAAAAGAGACCATAAGAATCGGTCATTGAATTTTGCTTATAGCAAATTAAATATACCAAAAAACTTAATTCGTACAGAACATCAGCGTGGAATTTATTTTTCTCCACTATATACTAATACGAATGAGTATTTGAGAAAAGAAATTGGTGATGCAGATCTGGTAAAGTTGTTTGACAACTCTACCGAAACCTTGGCAAATTTGTGGAAGTCCAAATATGCTAAAGGCCGGATATCAATGTTAAAGAAAAAGAATACGGTTTCTTATGAAAACTTATTCTATGATGACTTGATATACCTCACTTGGGAGGAGACCAAGGCGAAATATCTACCACAGGTTGGCCGATAGGACGCTTGACTTTAGTATTACTTTGATGTATAATACTAATACTTGTGAAAACAAGACTTTTTTATTTTTTATTATTAGGAGTTTATTATGGCTAAATTATCAGCTAAACAAAAGTTGCTCAACTTCTTGAGTAAAAACGAGGGTTACAATTCTTTTTCAGTAGGACAAGCTCGTTCTATGTTCCGAATCAAGAACGTAGCCGCTCGTATCGCTGAACTTCGACAAGAAGGTCATTGTATCTATACTAACACCAGAACTCGTGGTGATGGTTCTAAAGTTTCTATTTACCGTTTAGGTAAACCAAGCAAAGCTTTGGTTCGTGCAGCTGTTCAAGCTGGTTACAACTTCAATGCCTAATCAGGCAATCTAATGAGGGAGTCCATTTAGTTGGACTCCCTTTTTTCGTTTATATTTTGGAGAGATAATGGAAATTTCAATCAAGAAAGAAGAATTACAAAAGAAAAGTATATTCATTGCAACTCCCATGTATGGTGGTATGAATCACGGATTATATGCTAAGGCATGTCTAGATTTACAAGCTCTATGTATGGCATACGGAGTACAGGTGAAATTCTCATTTCTTTTCAATGAATCTTTAATCACTCGTGCTCGTAACTATTTGGTTGATGAGTTTATTCACCGTTCAGATTGTACGCATTTGTTATTCTTAGACTCAGATATTCACTTTGATCCTAAAGATGTTATTGCCTTATTGGCATTAGACAAAGATGTTATTGGTGGACCTTATCCTAAGAAAGCCATCAAATGGAAATCTGTTAAGAAGGCAGTAGAAAAGAATCCAAATATTGAACCACAAGAACTTGAAAAAGTTACTGGTGACTATGTATTTAATCCTGTCAAAGGTACTGCACAATTCTCTGTTACAGAACCTTTAGAAGTAATGGAAATTGGTACTGGTTTTATGTTAGTTAAACGTGATGTTTTTGCTCAAATGGAAAAACAATATCCACAGATTCGTTATAAACCAGATCATGTTGGCCAAGCACACTTTGATGGTACACGTTATATACACGCTTTCTTTGATACGGTCATTGATACTATTGATTCGATTACAGGCGGTGGTTCTGATCGTTACTTGTCAGAAGATTATATGTTCTGTCAAATGTGGCGTAAGATGGGTGGTTCTATTCACTTATGTCCTTGGATGAAGACTGACCATATTGGTACTTATCACTTCAAAGGTGATATGCCTGCTGTTGCAAACTTTGTTGGAGAAATGTAATGGATAATTTATTTGTTCCTGAACGTCTTGAAAATGAAACTTTTGAAGAATATAAAGTTCGTAGACTTAATGCAGCGGCTAAACAAAAAAGCATGAAACACGGTAAAATGTTTTGGGACTCTAAAGAATTAGGTACTTACAGAAAAGCTAAGGAGACTGTGGATGAATAAAGATGTTGTCAAAGCATCTCAAACGGCCACTACTGGTGGTCGTAAGTTTGACGGAGGTAAACTAGAATATGGTTTACTTCCACCTCATGCTCTGAAAGCTACAGTAGAAATATTGACTTTTGGTGCACAGAAGTATGAACCTGGTAATTGGATTAGAGTACCTGATTCTAAACGTAGGTACTTCGATGCAGCTCAACGTCATATGTGGGCATGGAAAGAAGGTGAACAAAACGATCAAGAGACCGGTAAAAACCACCTTGCTCATGCAATTTGTTGCTTGATGTTTTTGTACGAACATGATACAATATACACTCAAGATTAATTTATATAATGGAGAAAATAATGAAACTATCTACCGATACCGTAAACGTACTAAAGAACTTTGCTTCAATTAATTCAGGAATTGAATTCAAAAAAGGCAAGGTATTATCAACCATGTCTTCAAATAAGACTGTATTGGCCAAAGCCACATTACAAGATCAAATTGAAGATGATTTTTGTATCTATGATTTGAATCAATTTTTATCTGTATATTCTATCAATGATGGAACAGAATTAGAATTTGATGAACAAAATGTTATCTTCAAATCTGGTAAATCTAAACTTAAATATCGTAAGGCTGCCAAGAATTTAATCGTGGCTGCACCAGACAAAACTTTATCTCTACCATCTAAAGATGCTGAGTTTGCTTTATCTGAAGAAGATTATAAATCAATTATGAAATCAGCGGCTATTCTAGAATCTGAACATATTGTTTTTGAATCTGACGGTGGTAAGATTTATGCAACTACTTGTACGATTGGTACAGACGGCAATCCAACATCACATAGTAATTCTATTGAAGTCGGTGATGGTAATGGCAATCCTTTTAAAGCAGTATTCTTAAGAGATAATTTTAAAATGATTTCTGGTCACTATGATGTTGAAATCTCATCCAAAGGCCTGGCTTCATTTGGCAATACTAAAGTTGATTTAGATTATTGGATTGCTGTTGAAGTTAAACTATCTTCTTTCGGAGGTTGATATGGTTGATAAAATTAATACAATCTATGGCACACTCGATGAAGATCAATTAAAAGATCTCAGAGGCAATATTGATGAGATTGTTGTTTGTTTACAAAAGATACAAGCACTCAACGAATCTATTAAAGACATTATAGACTTATCATATGAAAATTCTAAGATTCCTAAGAAGATCATCAAGCGTATTGCTAAAACAGAATTCAAACAAAACTTCCGTAATGAAGTTACAGAGTCTTCAGAGTTTGAATCTCTGTATGAAGCTTTAGTCGAAGTTAAGTGATTTTTTTATATTATATTATGAGGTATTTGAATGTTAATAGAACACACATTGTGGGTGGAGAAGTATCGCCCACATAAAATTTCGGATTGTATTCTTCCTGATACTATGAAGGGGACATTTCAGGAATATGTAAATAGAAAAGAAGTGCCTAATCTGTTGTTATCAGGTACTGCTGGTATCGGTAAGACTACTGTGGCGAAAGCCATGTGTGATGAGATTGGTATTGACTACTTG